GCGGCTCACGCCTGCCCGCAACTTGAGGTGGTTTTGGATCGTCCAGAATCCTGTGATGGTCGCTGCTTCCGCTTTCCTTGGGAAGGCGCTCGAGTCGTAGCCGTCTAGGGTGTCTGCGTCCGTGGACGCGGCCTGAGCAACCTGAGCCCAGTGGTAGGCCGACTTTCCGTTCTTGCCGTCATAGCTGACATCGACGTTGTATCCAGCGTTGGCCCAATCATAGGCGGCGCCTTCATGGTTCCCAGCCGTCAGCGCATAACCAGACGCATCTCCGGCAGCGCCCAATGCAACATCCTTATAACCATCAGCCGCAGAAGCCGAGTTGCTAGCATTCAGCTCAGACGTAGCTGCTTGATCCCTATAGCCCCGAGTCGTCGATTCAGATGCCGCAGCGAGGTTCTTATAGGATTCCGCTTGCGTCTCGGAATCGGAAGCCGCCGAGGCACTGTTGCTGGCCTCCTGAGCTTTGGTGGTAGCCGTGGTGGCCGAACCTGACGCGGAATCAGCACTATTGGAGGCCGACAACGCATAACCTGACGCATCACCAGCGGCATCCAGTGCGACATCCCGGTACCCAAGGGTCGTGTTCCGATACGCTAGGGCATCATCCTTGTAACCCTCAGCCGCAGAGGCCGAGTTGCTGGCATTCAGCTCAGAGGTGGCGGCCTGGTCTTTGTAGCCATCGGCCAGATTGGCGCTGTTAAGAGCTTCCCCGGCTGAGGTAGCGGCGTTACCGGCCTCAATGGCTGCAGTGTCCGCGTGACCCGATGCAGTCGAGGCCGACAGCGCGGCCGCATCCGCACTGCCAGACGCAGCCGCTGCACTGTCCGCAGCCTTCTCCTTCCAATGGAAGGCCGAATAGCCCGTCTTACCGTCATAGCTGACTTGGACGTTCTCATTCGCATTGGCCCAGTTGTAGGCCGCTTGTTCGGCCGCTCCAGGGTCCGCTCCGGACCCCTCAGCCAGCTCATCGAGCCGCTGTTGGACAACGGCTGTCGCATTGGCGATCTGGGTCAGCTCATAGTTGACGCGAGCCGCAAGGTCCCGGCCGCCAGTGATCGGCCCGGACGGGGCATACCGGCCCGCCGGCTTCTGCCCCGAGCCCATCGAATGACTAGCCATAACGGCTCCTTTGGTGAATGATTATCGCTGTGCCATCGGATCAACGACCAGACTCAGCGCCCCCAACTCCATCGTGGCTGAGCCTGAAGCCGTGATGCGCCATTGGAATTGAGTGCCCGACAACCGCATGTTGACCCAATTCTGTTGGGTTGGCCGGTACATAAGCGGACCCGATACGACCCATGGGGACTCTTCGGTGATCCTGGCACCAAAATCAAGTCGCAAATCTGCATCAGTGGCTCCCGGCGTGGTGGCCTGAATATTCGCCTTGTGGAGATGGTGGACCAACCACGGATCGGAACCCATCGGTACCAGCGTCATGCCATCGCGGCCGATGACCGACACCGGGTTGTTCCATTCCCGATCAGGATTGGCCAGCTCGTCGAACTTCAGCAGGTGCGGGTCCACGGGGGAGCCCGATGCGATCAGGAAGGACCGTTGGATGGCCACCGGGAAGGTCTTGGTACCCCCCTGGGCTGAAGACCATGTCCCAGCATCGCCGGCCCATGACGTCGGGGGAGTTGTGACATCGTCCCAGCTTTCGATCCCTTCAGAGACCCCGAGGGTGACCATATCGGCCACATTCGGTAGATCGCGGAATGCCCATGTGTTGTGCTTGTAATTCCAGACCAGTGCCCGATTGGCGTGAGTGTTCCCCGAGAAGTAGACGGAGCTGTCCGCACTCGGATAGCAGATCCAGACCTCATTCAGCCGGTAGTCCGGGTAAACGAACAGCTTGTCGAGGTTGTCGGTATCCAGGGTCCGCCTGAACTCCTGCTCAACCCGGTCAATGGCGATGTCGTGCTTCTGGTGACCATCGAACAGATAGATGGTGTGCCGGCCGACCACAAAGTGGCCATACTCGGAGATTGGGATCACGCAGTGGGTGTTGAGCACCCCGTCCTCGGCCAGTACCGGAGCATTGGCAAAGACGAACTGGTCACCCGACTCCCACAACCTGGAGACCCCATAGGCTCCATAGACGTACATGAATTCCCCAAGGGGGTAAGCGTCCAAGATTTCACCCTGGAACCCCGACAGGTCCGTCCAGCCAGCGGTCGAGGCCGGGTCACCCGTGGCCCAATCAGTCGCCATATCACCCGAACCGACCGGACCGGACCACTGCACCCGTTGTGGGTACTCAGACGTCCCCTGGAAGCCGTTGAAGCAGAACAGGCGGTCCTTGTGGGATCGGATCACGAGCCATGTGGAGTCCTCGTGGGGGCTGCCGGCCATGACCGGCTCGAAGACCGTATCCGGGCCTCTGGGCTTGCCCAACACCGGCATGTTCTGAGAGGCGAAATAGGGCACCAGGGCCAGCGAGGTACAGGTCACCCCAGCACCACCACTGATGGCCGTATGGCCTGTTGGGCTCACGTCCTCAATGACCGACCCATCCGAGAAGTAAATGAAGCGGGAGTCCGTACACATGTACAACTCCTCGATCTCATCGGGGACCATGTGCCTCAAGAGCTTCTGAGGGACCCCCGACAGCCCGGTGATCCCGACAGACAGTGGAGAGAAGGCCCCAGCCCGAGTGATCGAGGTTCCCTTGAAGCGGACGTTATCGGCCACGGTCAAGCCATTGGGTGGTACGGCCGTGTTCGGGATGTCAGCCAGCAGACCGACACTCCCCAGCCCATCGAGTTTGAGTGTCGGCATGGGTACTCCAATTAGGTTTTCATGATGAAGGCCAGCGTGTAGTACGGGGGCAGGCGATCGTCGGTAAAGGAATGGGTATGACCCCCGACGCCCGAAGTCATCGGCAGATCATGAGTGTGATCTGAGGAGTAGCTGATGGAATGGTTATGACCACCACCACCCCCCTGCATGGACACCGCAAACTGGCCAGCCGTCTCATTCTTGAGAATCCAGTTCTCATCGGCCGTATTTGGTGGGTTGGAGGTCCTGGTGTAAGGCCCATCCATCCGATAAAACAAGGACCCCTCACCGTTCGAGGGCATATCATTGGGTACAGCCCTGTTATAGCTGACCGCAAACCCACGATAGGGGCTCACATGGGCATGCCCTCCCCGGCCATGATCATGTGGTGGAAGCTCATTGATGGTCAGGGCATACATCCCGGTACCACCACCATGATTGTGGGCGCCGGCCCAGCCCGACTTCCCCCCATTCTCCATGCCGTGGTTATGGGCACCAGCGGAGCTGACGGTCACTTCCCTTGACAGGGTACCCCCGGTCTCGTTGACCGGCTTCATCGGATCGGTATAGCCCACCGACACAATGAAGCGGTCCCGAAGGTCCGGGGTGGTCTGAGTCTGGCCATTATCGGACCGGGTGAAGTCCCGACCGTCACAGAGGACCCACCCATCAGGGATGGAGCCCTCAGTGTCTCCCGACCACATGAGGATGGCCCCGACAGGGACCCCACGGCCGGCAATGGCATCCAGGTCATACTGCTTGTTGCTGGACTTGAACGTGTTCTTGAGCGCCTGCTTGATCAGGCGAAGGTGGTTGTCACCCTCATGCCGGTAATCGGTCGATGAGGGCAACGAGCTATTAAGCTGCTCGATGTAGCTGGCCGATTCAACGGTCATGATTGGGACTCCTGCATCCTCTGGTTATATTCAGCTTCCCACTTGGCGATGTTATCCAGTGCCTTCATCAGGCGTTTCCGATCTTTCTTACCAATGGGGAAGTAATCAGCATAGGTCCTCAAGGCTGGACCCGGTTTCAGTCGGAAGCCCCGTTTGGCCATATCGGACGCTTTGGGCCATGTGGTGAACCCTAAGACCATTCGCCGCCGCATCTCCATGAGATAGTCCACGACATCCCGGTACTTCTCATAACCAGCCTCCTTATTCAGCACCCGAACAGACCCCATGAGGCGGCTGTAGTGCTGGTTGGCCTGCGGGATGGACTCCAGGCCCAACTGGTTCAGGAATCGCTGCTTACGGGCCTCTCGGGTCTTCTGGTGGCGTATGAGGCTGTTATCCCGGTCAAGCCATCGCTTACGCCACTTCTTCTCCTTGGCGAGTGTCTGGTCGCCATAGGGGTCGCTGTAGATCGAGGGTGGTCGGTTGCCTCCAAACTCGGGAGGCTGATCGGCCGTGTGGGGCGTCCCCGGCACCCGCCACGCATCCAGGCTGTTCCAATTCGAGAATTCCACACTGGGCATCAGCGCCCAGTCCCCCCGGTAGTACGGAGGCTCGAGCCATGGGTCGTATTCGTGATGTCGGGCTTTGGGGGCTCCCGTTTGCCTCTGTTTGGGTACCCCGTGGGTTCGTTGTTTGTACATGGTTGGCCCATAGGGGTAGTTGATAGTGCGTTGATATGGGGTCGGGATAGGACCGTGTGGCGTTGATAGGGGGTCGGTAGGGGGTCGATAGGGAGCCGTGATGGAGCCGTTAGGGAGCCGTTAGGGAGCCGTGATGGAGCCATAGGGGGTTAATTCGGGACCCTGATGGACCCTGGTGGGCCGCGCTCTTCTGATGAACACCAGCGGCAGCGGCAGCAGCAGAAGCGGCTTTAGCGGCTTTTTGAAATCGACCCTGCCGATCAACCCCCAGGGGTCCATCGGCGGCCGCTATGGTACCGCCAACCCAACCCGTGCGGCTCGAGCATCGGCCGTCGTGGTCACATCCTGATGTCATGACGGCCGTAAGTATCTGATTCTGCTGCAATTATATGTCCTGCAATAGGACAATGGTGGACCGTTAGGGTTGGCTGTGGAGCCTTAGTGGGCTATGCGACACAACCTGTCGCATACGGCTGTACACGAAACTGTACAGGTGCCAGAATGGTGCTGGTATATGCCATTGGTATATACCATCAGTGTTATGTTGTAACACAAATAATCGCCAAGCTAACCCGCTGATTCCACTACGGTTTCACCAAGTACCATCATCTATTCTCACATATACTCAAAAACCTGTTGACACCGCTAACGCCACATGTGAGACTAACAACTCGCCAGCAATCCAACCCACAACCGAGAGGTTCCACTATGACCGCATCGCTCGCCACTACTACACGTTGGGCCGAAGACATCGGCATGTTTGCGCTTGACCGTCCGCGCGAGATCTCATGCGTCCACGCATCGCCGTTTTGCGCGGCTACCTGCTACAACATCAAACTTGAACGCGCGTTTGGTCACGTTATCGGTCCTAAAGACGCGAAGAACGAAGCAGCATGGGAAGCGAACGACGCGCCAGCGTTGAAAGCAGCGTTCGGACGCAAACGGCGCCAAACCGACCGCGTTCGGCTCATGACCAGAGGCGAAGCATTCACCGACCATACTGACATCGCTCGAGTAGAGAACCTGCTTCGCACCATGCCTGGAACAATATGGTGGATACCGACCAGAGCATGGCGCTCGCCTGTCTTGTGGGCTCGAGTGCAGGACTTGGAGGTCCGATATGGCAATGCGCGCATCCTCGCATCGGTTGACCCAAGCGATACCGAAGCAGATCAACGCGCATTAGAGGAGCAGGGTATCTCCACCATGTTTTATGGCGATGATTCTGCACTGACAACTCCGGCCGGTACTCGCCGTTTCAAGTGCCCTAAGACCCACGCTCACCTTTCGGGTCATTGTGCGATCTGCAAAGCAGGCTGCTTTTCGCAGAAGCAGGTTCACGTTCACCTGTCGCAGCACTAGACCCACATGTGAGACCATGGCCATGGATGGCCACAACAGCCCACAACAGCCCATAACCGACCATAGGCGGACCAAATGACACAAGACCAGATCAACGCATGCATCGCGCGCTATCGCAACGCTACCCCGTCCGAAAGGCTGGCCATGAAGCAACGGCGGCTCGAGCGCATGATCGAAGACGCACAATATGCGGATCATGGCGCGTATGGCCAAGATCGGCGAGCGATTGCAGAGCTTCGTCGTGAGATTGCCATGGATCAGATGCGGCTCACGCATTGATCCTGCACTGGCCACGGATGGCCACGACAGCCCATAACAGCCCATAACCGACCATAGGCCACCCATATGACCACTAACGACACCATGACCGTTTACAAGTTGTTCCGTATCCGTAAGGACGGTTCACTCGGTCCACTGTTCATCGACGCATCGGCGAGGATACCGCTAGGTGAATGGATCAACGCCACGTATACGCCCCGCAATGGATACGCCCCGCGCGGGGGCTGGCACTGCGGACTGTTACCCAAGGCGGACCACTTGAAGCAGGATGACGGCCGCATCTGGTGCGAGTGTCTGATCCCGGCGAAGCAGTACACGCCAGAGGATCATGCCCCGATGTTCCGCAAGCAGGGCGATATGGAGATGGTACCAGCCGATGGGCACTACACCTGGAAGAGACCAGCCCATCAAGGCGGATCATGGGTCATTGCTGGCACCTTAATGGTGCTGCGAACCCTGACCGATGCCGAGGTTGCCATGATCAACGGCCAGCCCGATGGATACGCTGAACGAGGGCTCGACAACGGCCCGGTACTGGCCGATGAGGAAGACTGGACCGATGAGGAAATCGCGCAGATGGCCGCTTGACACCTGATCTCACTTGTGGGACGATACCACCTGGCCACGGATGGCCCTTCCCAACCCAACAGCCCGATGAGGACCTGACCATGCTACCGATCATTGACCACCTTGTGACCCAATCTCGCGGCCGCTTTCTGACCGTCACCTTCGAGAAGCTGGATGGCTCCACCCGGACTATCAACGGCCGAATCGGGGTCAAGTTCAAGAACCGCACCGCATCGCCCAGGATGGATAGCGATGACAACAGCTACCTGTTGCTCTGGTCGGTGCGCGACAAGGGCTATCGGCGGATCAGCGGACGCCGGATCACGCGGGTCGCGGTTGATAACACCGTGCTCTATACCCGATAGCCGATCGTGGCCATGGATGGCCATACCCAACCCAACAGCCCGATGAGGACCTGATCATGACAAAGCAGCCATTCGCCCTATTCGCCCGAGAGGTTGATGCCCGCGTTGAGGCCGAGCACCTGACCCAAACCGATGATGATGGATGGGTCTACGAGGTCGAGCCTTATGGGTCCCAATGGGCCATCGTGGCCTACGATGCGGCCGGTAACCTGCTGGGGCATATCTGATGCATACGATCTACCTGGAACACCTGACCGATGGCACTCGGATTACCTGTCGGACCTGGACGCAGGCATTGGGGGAGTTTTACTCCCAATGGCGCGCCGAGGATGGGTCCATACCCTGGGTCATCGTTTCCGATGGCCACACCATCACAGAGGAGGACTTGAGGACATGACCGAATTCGACAACCGCATGAGCCCAGCATTCAAGCGCATCACCTCGTTGATGATCAGCCGAACGCTCTATGACGAGCGATGCGACCTGCTGGCACCGATTGACCCCGACTACCTTCGCGACTGGATCATGGCCTTAACCATGGGTGGAGAGATGAACCGATGATTACCCCGATGCACCTTGGCCTGAAGCTGGCGGTCCTGATCTGGACCCTGATCACCGGAGGATGCGCAACCACGGCCCCCGAGGTCCCTGACGAACCTGTCTGGCAATGGACGAGCCCCGCGACCCGACTGGTCCCGATGGAACCCGAGCCACCCTCGTACCTGGAGATCATGCGCCGATGCGCTGTTGATCCCAACTGCCACACCAACCCCAACACCTACCGCTGAGAGGAAACCGAGAATGATGCTGATCGCCCGACTGTTCGTGATCGCCCTGATGCTGGCCCTGTTCATCGCCTTTCCGCCCCTGTTCTTCATTTGGGTGGGGATGATGGGTCTTAGCGCGCTCTTTAACGTCCTGGCTGACCGGATGGGGTACTAACCATGTATTACTCACTCACCGCACTATGGGCCAGCCTGGCTCGCAGACAGGCGCGTAGGGTCCCCGAGAACACCGATACCCGCGCGTACTACCTTCGGATGGCCAAGCACCGCCTAGACATCCTCAAGGCTCGAGAGGGGGCCTACGTCTACCACGGGGCCATGAGCCATGCCGATTGCCGGCTCAGGGTCTTCACCGAGCTGATGCGGGCCGATAGCGAGATGCTGGCCGAGATGCGCCGCGATGGCTTTAGGATCACCCGATGATTGACTACCAGCCGAAAGACCCACATAATCCGATGTCCCACAGGCGGACCGATTGGTTCGGGGTGGTGGTGGATGTCCTGGTCATCCTGGGCATGCTGGCCTGGGTGCCCTTGCTCTGGATGTGGGCCACTGTGCTGAGCGTTTAGTCTCACTCAGGCGATGGTGCGCTGAGGTAGACTGTCTCAGGGGCCACGATGGTCCCTGAGTCACCCTGCAAGGACGCTCCACCGATCACGGAGCTATCAGAATGGCACTACTACGACAAGACCGGCTTGCACTGAAGAACACCCTCGAGCGCACCACCCTATGGGCCGATGTTGATGCCCGGATGGAGATCGCCGGAATGCAAATCTTCCTGGTGGCTGCCCTGAACGAGGGCGCGAGTTATCAGGAGATTCAGAAGCACAGCCACGTCACCCGGTCCAGCACCAGCCGATGGTTGCTCTATTGGGGGACGGGTCCCTACTCGCACAACAGCGTTCGACGGGTTGGACAGGGCTATCTCCGGACCGAGTCCGACCCCATGGACAACCGCATCAAACGGGTCTACCTGACCGAGAAGGGCCGAGGGCTGGTCCGACAGCTCTTGGCCCTGGAAACCAAGCACCAACCAGCGAGGGTTAAAGATGGCACTTCGACAGATGCCGAGCGGGCGATGGCAGATTGACATTGTCGTCAATGGCCAGCGGATTCGGGAGACTGTTGGGACCAAGGCCGAGGCCAACCAGCGGATCAAGGCGATCCAGAAGGACCCACAGGGCTCCATCAAGGCCCCCAAGCAACCAAAGGCGACCCTTACCCTGTCCAAGGCCCTGAGCGCCGTCTACGAGGCCAGATGGGCGCGCTCCACGACGCGGGATACCTACCTCAGTTCGGCGAGGGTCCTGGAGGGCTTCCTGGGGTCCGACACGCCACTGGTGGAGATCACCGCCGACCGGATTGATGCCTTCATCGTCCACGAGCAGAACCGGGGCATGGCCAACTCGAGCATCAACCGACGCCTGAACATCCTCAGAGTGGTCCTGAGATGGGCGCAGGAGCGCGAGCTGATCGACAAGGCCCCCAAGGTCCGCAAGCTGAAGGAGATGGCCACTCGGGTCTGTTGGTTCGTGCCCGAGGAAGTCAAGGCGATCGCTGCCACGTTCCGACAGCTCAACCTGGACGATATGGCCGACTATGTCCTGGTCCTGTACGGGACCGGGGCACGTCCTGGTGAGGCCCTGTCACTCAGGGCCACCGATGTCAACCTCGAGCGCAACCTGGTGATCCTCACGGCCACCAAGACATCAACGAGGCGCCCGGTACCTTTGACCGCTGCCGTTCGAGCGATCCTCGAGCCACGAGTGAAGGCGGCAGGTAGCGGACCGCTGTTCACGTTCGAGTATTCGGCCTTCGAGTATCGCTGGGCGCAGGTCAGGGAGTTACTGGGCAAAACGGAAGGCGAGGGATGGGTGCCCTACAGCCTCAGACATACGTTCGGGTCGCTGTTGGCCCAAGCAGGTACCGACCTGCTGACCATCCAGCGCCTGATGGGACACTCACGGCCAGAGCAGACACTCACCTACGTCAAGCTGGCCGATGAGAATTTAGTCTCAGGTATTGCGAACCTCCCGCAAGTGTGAGTAAATGGGACTTCAGACACAGGGACGTGTTAGAGGCCCCGTCATGACCCATATCGGCCCTGTCGTGACATGGTTAACCCATTGATTTCCAAGGATGGCAGGGTCCTCTTTGAGGACAATGATTCTGGCGATGGTCCCATATCCCATGCAGATCAACGAGATACCGCAACGCCCAGGATCGAACGCTATGTGGGTCAGACCTGGACCAGCATGTCACTGTCACGTCATGACATGGCAGGCCATGGCGGTCCATGGACGGCCCTCGACCATCGCATCTTGGATTGTGGTGTTCCTTCCCAGCGAAGCTGGTGTCGGGAAGCCCAAGGGCTCGGTGAGGGGCCACGATGGTCCCCTGGGTCCCCTGGGTCCCCAATGGTTGGTTGTGGTTCATCGTCGGTCCTCACGGTACCCCTATGGTCCATTAGTGGTTAATTAGTAATAACCACTAACGAACATAACAAGGGCTCCATAGGTTACCCATTAGGGTTCATAGGCTTTACCCCTATGGCCCATTAGGGTAGCCCCCCTTACCCCCCAGCAGTCGTCTGCCGGGCTTCTTTACCTCTCAGTGGAGGAGTTGATTCTCCAACCAGATCAAGCACTTATGAGCACCACAAGGCCCAAACAGACCCATATCTGAGCCTTATCGGCAGACATCGCACCTTGGGAGATAACGTCAAAAATAGGCCGACAGACCGCCAACGAAACGACCTAAGCCGCTGATTCCCCTAGTGAATCAACTCCTCCCCAAAGAGGCTAAACCAGCATCGCGAGAACAGCACATGAAGCTAGACCCCCTTACCTACGAAATCCTTGCTGCCGAGCAGCGCAAACTTGAGGAGGAGATGATCGACAACACCAAGACCGTCCTGGGTCAGAAGATCGCTGAGGCCCGGAAAGGCAAGCGACTGGCTGAGACGGGCTGGGCTGGGGCTTTGCTGAAGGATTGGTTGCCGACCGCCGAGAAGGCATTCCAGGACTACCTGGCCAGCCGTGTGGGCAAGCGGGGCACGACGCCCAAGCTGGACAGCACGTTGGAAGTGCTGGGGAC